ACGATGCCGAGAGCAGCTTCGAAGTCGGCGATGCTGGCCTTGTCCACGCCGCCGGTGCCGGTGATGTCCATCTGCTTGCCGGTCGTGCGCGAACGGCGAACGGCAGGAACGCCCGGCTTCGCGCAGTCGCGGCGGAAGCGGTCGTTCGTATTAGCAGTGCGGTTGATCGAGACGTTTTCGATGCCGCAGATCGCGGTGAAGGTCTCGGTTGCTTCGCCGTCACCGATCTTGATGAGGGCAAAGTCGGATTCGTTCGGAACACTCACTCGGCTTCTCCGCGTTGAATTACACGCAGAGACGCTAGGGCCGCTCGCCAGCCCGATTTACCGCCGCTTAGTCTCGCTCAGCAGGTTCATGAGGGGAAGGGCGGCCACCCGGTCGGCAATGTCGTGATATTCGGCAAGCTCGAGCTTTTCCATCACGCGCGCTAAGCCTTCATCATCGAGTGCGCCCGATCGGTGAAGCTCCGATAGCAGGATCAAGAATACGTCGAGCGCAGGGTTGGGCGGGTGAACGTCCACGCGCGGACCATAGCTATTCCGCGAGTACTCGGCAATTGAGTTGCGAAATCCAGTGCCAGTGGTCGGGCTCGTCGTCCGGTAGCAACTGCATATCGCTGAACTCAATCTTGCACACCGCGCCGCCGGTCAGCACCAGGCGATTGTCAGCGAACACGGTCTCGATCGCGGATCCGATGCGGGCAATGTGGTCCTCGCCAGTCTCGACTACCGCGCCGCCGCTCTTCCGCGGCCCGGCGAACGCGTGAACGTCGAACGAGACCCGGGCCCCGCGAACGCAGGAGGCGCGCAGACGCAGCGTGCGCGGGCTAGCGATAAGGATGAACGGCCAAGTCGGCGTATCGTCTGGCGCGATAGAGGTGGCCGGAACAAGGGCCGTCAGCCCCGCGTCAGCTTTGGCACGAATGAGGAGGGCACGTTTCGCCGCACGCTGAAGGCTAGTTGGTGTCGCCATCATCGCCCTCGGTCAATTCATTCCACCGGTCCATCAGCACATCGAGCGCGCCCTTGCGGGTCTTGCCGTTCTGCTCGTTGCGGCGCAGCGTGGCGATCTCCTGCGGATCGGTCACCGTGGCGATATAGGCGGCCAATTCTTCGATGCTCCCATCGAGCGGGTCGGGAGAGCCAATCGCGGCGGTGGCGATTACGCCCTCGGCCTCGGCCTGGTCGGCGACGTATTGGAACACCTCGTGCGTGCCGGCCGGATAGTTGATGGTCTTTTCCGGCGTGCGGTAGGTCCACGGGGCGGCGAGTTCGATGGTGGTCATGGGCTTGCTCCTATCCTGACCGCTTCACGAGGGTGTTGAACTGCTCGGCGAGGCGGTCGCGTATCTCGTCCGCTTTCTTGTCACGCGCCGGGCGGATATGCGGGCGGGGTGCCATTTTCGACGTGCCAAACTCGAGCGGCTTGCCATGCGCGGACTTGCTACGGAACTCTGCCGAGACGCGCCCGGTCTTCGCAGTTTCGAAACCGGCCTGCAGGTCACCGGTATCGCGGTTCGGAGCCTCGCCGGGTTTTGATGCGACGTGCCCGGCGCCCGATACCGAACCAGCGGACACCATGCGGAAAGCCTCCGCGCGGATCGTGTCAGCGCCTTCGTAGACCACTGCGCCCGCCATGCGCTCGACCTCGGGCCCTTGCAGCCGCTTCAGTCGGCGCAGATGCTTGTCGAGACCCTTGAACGCCATTACGCGTCCTCCCGGCGACGAGCCCGGCATTCGTACCCGACACCGCCGGGATCGCGCGTCACGGTCAGCAACCGCCACTCGCCCGCGTTGTCGCCCGAGGCGACGTGGATCTCGGCCTTGTCGTTAAGCGCGGCGTCGAAGGCGAGCACCAGCACCCGCGCATCCTGCTCGGTAAAGCCTTCAGCTTGCCGCATCGCGATCGTGGGCGCGTCGAACTGCGCTTTGACGGGCGCCTCGACTGGCGTCCCCGGCGAGATGATCGAACCGCCCGCATCCTTGACCGGCGTCCCCGGCCACCATGCTACGGCGTCGACGAAAGGCGCTCCGAAGCGCTCGGCAAAGCCTACGGCGATCGAGGCGAACGCGGCGTCAAACACTGGTCGGCGGCGTCCAGGCGAGACGAGGCCCGCCGAAGAGGCGCTTGGCAAGCGCGAGGTAGTCGCGGCCGTAACTGGTGGAATCGAAGCCGGTCTTGCTTGCGAGCTTTTCGGACTGGGTTGCAGAGAAGGTGCCGCTCTTGAAACTGGTCACGCCCGCGGGCAGCGCACCTTTACCAAGCCCCTGCGTCGTCAGTCGGTGCGCGGTGAAAAGCATGATCCCGTCGTCGCGGTTCGCGTCGGGCCAGTTCGCGGTTTCAGTCTCGCCCTTGTCGAGCCACGCCTGCACGGTTGCATCGGCCACGGCATCGAACGCCGGGTAGAGCGCGCGAAATTCGCTGATCGTCGGTGCTTCGTAGGCCATGGCTTAGGTTTGCTCCTATGCGCGGCACGGAATTACCGCCGGAACCTTTCGGCCAGCGTGGCCATTCGATCTGCACAACATTGATCGAACGGGGCAAAAATGAGCGTGAAGGTGGAAGTGAAGGGGCGGTATGCGCGCGTATCCCACATTCACGAAATTCGAAGCGAGGCAGAGGTTGGCGACGCCGTCACCGCTGCGATCAAGAAGTACCAGCATTCCAACCCAGACGAGTCGATATTCGAGACAGTGATCAGGCTCGATCTCGCGTAACCGGCCTATGAGAAGGGCCGCCCCGCGCTATGCGAAGCGGCCCGCCCCCTGAGACCCGACAGGGCTCATTCCTTGCCGTCGTCGCCTTTCGGCTTGGCGGTCTTGCCCTTCGAAACCTCGACGCCTTCGAGATCGCCAAGCAGCTTGGCCTCGTCGTCGGTCATCTCGACTTCACTGGTCGCACCAGCCTCGATGAGAACCAAACCGACGCCGCGTGCGCCGGGCGCGTTGTTCTTGACGGTGAACGTGGCCATTACGCTGCAACCCCCGTGTACTTGGTGAATGCCTTGGGCAGGCGGCACTCGTAACCGCCGGTGGCGTAGATGCCCGGGCGCGCCCAGACATAGTGACCGACCTGCCAATCCGGGCCGAGCTGCAGGCCGCCACCGGGCAGGTGGAAGCGATGCGCCTCTGGCGTGTTGGCGTAAGCGATCATCGAAGTCGTCAGGTGACGGGTCTTCTTGATCGTCAGGTTCGGCACGACCGAATTCTCTTGAATATAGCGGAGAACCGTCATGTTCGTGTCGGTCATGCGGCGCGAGACCAGGCCATTGTAAACACCGGTCGGCAGAGCGAGGGTGTCGGCCTGCATCGTTTCGCCGGTATTGACCTCGACCGAAGTCAGGGCCGCGTTGACGATCGTTACCGCTTCGTCCGGCGTCGAAGCCGCCAGAGTGGCGCCGGCCGCGACCGTAGTCACCAGCGGGTTGTTGAAGAAACCGGTCGTGAATTTCACGCCATCGCCCACCGTGGCAATTTTGTGGATGTCACGCTCAGCCGACTTGTTCGCTGCGTCGACCTTGCCCGACACCATGTCGACGCCGAGACGCTGGCCCTTCTCGAGATCCGCACGGGTCCAGCGAAGGCCGATCGCGCGAATGTGGTTTTCCTGCAGGAACTGTGTGCGGCTGAATTCGGCGTAGGGCATATCGTCTGCCGCTACGTCGAACCATTCCGGCTTGCCGGTGATGTCGCCCGAGAAGTGGATGCTGCCCGGCGTCCATACATCACCCTGCGTATCGACCGGCATGAACTCGGCGTAGTTCGCTTCCGGATACTTGGTCATGTAGATGGCCTGCTCGACGCGGTGCAGCTGCGGCTGCAGGAACGCCAGCGTGGCATCGGCGTCACTCAGATCGACGCCGCGAAGCGAGTCGATGAAAGCGAGGTCGGGCTTTTCGGCATCGAGAGCCCGGCGAGCGGTCTCGACACTGTCGTAGAAGGTTAGTTCGCTCATTGGTCAGGCTCCTTATCGACGAGCAATCTGGACACGACCCGCAGCGGCGATGGTCTGGTCAAAGACCCAACCCGTTGCCGCCGTGTTGCTGGTCGAAACGTTGGTGATGACACCTGCGGAGGTCACATAGACCTGTTCGTCCTTATCGACGGCCACAGCGGCATCGACGTAGATGGTGCCACGGTCTCGGACAGCCATGGTGTCGCCGGGCGCATAGCTGTCGGCGGGCCGGGCCGAAGTCTCGACAAGACCCTGCTGACGCAAAGCAAAACCGAGAAGGTTAGCCGAGACAGTGAGGGTGCCTCCCTTGTCAGCAGTGCCCTGATAAACCGGACGACCGAACTCACAGGCAGTCGAGCCCTCGAGATGGATCGAGCGATCGTTGGACAGTTCGCCATTGCCGGGCGAGCCAGCATAGGGAACCGCGATGTCATCGCTGAAATTGGTCTGAAGAACGGCCATGGTTCAGGCTCCCTTGTAAGCCGTCGAGAGACGGGCGTTGCGAGCGGCACGAGCAGCGACAATGTCGTTGGCTGCGTCGTTCGTGGTGGTTTTCGGGGTGATCGGCTCGACCTTGGTCTCGGCATCCGCAGTCAGCGCATCGAAGCGAGCCTCGATGTAGTCGTCCGACTTGTCGGTGCAGTCGATGCCCTTGGCGTCGAGGGCCATGCGGCGAACTTCGCCCACGGTCTTGCCGGCGGTGTCGGGCAGTTTGTCGCCGCAGACAGCCTTTGCCTTTGCCACGGTGTCGGCCTTGGCGTCGGCGAGCGCGTCGATCTGGGCCTGGTCGACGACCTTGCCTTCGAGTTCTTCGACCTTCGCGTCGAGCTTGGCGATTGCCTTGTCGTGTTCCGCCTTGGCATCCGCAATCGCGGTGTCCTTGGCGGTAAGCTGCCCCTGCAGCTTTTCGATGCAGGCTTTCGCCTCGTCCGAGACGTTCGGCACCTGCAGGCCGTCAACAATGAGGATGTGCGGCATGGTGCCGTCCTTTCGGTCGTTGGTGAGAGTTGCCTGGAGCTCGGCGAGCCCGTCAGCGGTGAGGGCGTCGCAGACCGCGAGGTCTTTGATCGCACAGTCAGGACCGGCACGGCCCCGATCGACGAGGGCGACGTGGTTGCCGCCCGTGATTTTCGATTGCCGCGCATCGCAGATCGTGCCGTCGGGCGCGGTGAATTGGCCGAACTCGAGTTCGGCGCCATAACCGTTGGAGAGTTCGCGCTTGCCGGCGTCGACGGCCGCAATGGCCGTTGCGTCGGTCAGCAGGTAATCGAAGGCGACGTAATCACCGTCGCGCAGGGCTCCCATGATCGCGCCGCGCGCATGGTCCCGCCAGTTGTCGGCGGTGACGGGTGTCGCGGGGTGGTCGTTGGTGATCGGCTTGCCGATGAAGCTTTGCACCGCAGCCCGGTCGAACACGGTCTTGTCGTCGCGGAGAACCTTGACGATCGCCTTGTCGCGCAGGCCGTGTTCGTTGTTCGGGTCGATTTCGCTTCCGGCGTAATCATAGACACCGGTGCGAGCGGCGCGCGCTCTGCCGACCAGATAGCCCTCGCGGGTCCGGCGCGGTGCATCGAGCGTGAGACGATCAGCAAAATACATGCCCTACGCATAGGCAGGGCAGGGGAGGCGTTTACCGCCGCCGAGTAGTGTGCTTTTTAGTTGACGATTGTGCTAATCTGTATCATATAGTTTACATGATTGAGGTGAGGCAGCACAAGGTATTCGAGAAGTGGTTCCGCAAACTCGCGGACATGAATGCCAAGGCGCGGATCCTCGTTCGCATCGGTCGTGTCGAGCAAGGAAATTTTGGAGACCATAAGTCAGTAGGCGATGGAGTGAGCGAACTCCGACTGACCTACGGCCCGGGTTATCGCGTGTATTATACCATGCGCGGTGACCAAGTCGTTATCCTCCTGTGCGGTGGCGACAAGGATTCTCAAGAGGCTGACATCGTCCGTGCGAAGGAATTGGCAAAGGAGTTGGAAAATGACTGACAGCACCCGGCCATTCGATGTGGCTGAATATCTCGACAGCCCGGAAATGATCGCTGCGTATATCGAGGCGGTGGTCGAAGAAGGCGACCCTTCTTACGTCGCAAAAGCGATTGGCGATGTCGCGCGCGCAAAAGGCATGAGCGCCATCGCGGCCGAAACAGGGCTTACCCGCACCGCCCTTTACAAAGGGCTCGGTAAGAAGGGAAATCCAACGCTGGGCACCACCAACAAGGTTCTCAAGTCGATGGGGCTGCGCCTGAGCGTCGTGCCTGATAATAACTTAGCTGAAGCCTAGTTCGCCGGATAGCAGGCCCGGCCAGCATTGAACCCGTCGGCAATGTTGTTCTTGCGCCGGGCCTCTACGCGGGTGCCGCTGTCAGTAGCCGTCAGCACGTAATGGAAAATCGCTCCGGCCGCACCTGTCTGGAATACGATTTCCGTGCGATCTCCGTTGCCCGTCACGATCGGAGTGCGCCCGTAGCTTACGGTTTGTAACAGGCAATCGCGGACTTCCGGCAATGCTCGCGCAGTCACCACATCGTCCTGTACCTCGCGTTCGCGAATGTCGGAAAGCGTGGTTACGCAGCCCGAAAGGGCAAAAGCTACGATGAGGATGAGATAGCGCATAACCCGAACGTTAGCGCGGGGCATAGGGGGCGTCTAGTGAACCTGTGCACACTATTGATCGTAGACTGCTTGTCGTACGAGCCTATGGCCGTAGTCTTTGAATGATAGGAATCATCAGCATAGAGGACAAGCAAGATGGCGGCAGAATTCAATATCGGTGACACTGTTAAGCTTCGGTCAGGCGGCCCGGAAATGACCGTGGGTGCTCGCACCGACAAGGGTAAATACGAATGCCACTGGTTTTCGGAGGAAGGAAAAGTGGAATGGCATTCTTTCAAACCCGAAATGATCAAGATCGTAGCAGAATATACCGGGTAGAATGCCGCAGGGGTGGCTCATCATAGGGTTGATGAGCCACCCTCAGAATTACTCCTCGCCCAGCGCGGCGTCGATCATGGCGTTCCAAACGGACCGCGCCTCATCACTAATCTCGGTTCGTGTAGTGAACGCGCTGTCCCATTGACTGCTGTGCGAACCGGTCTCTGCCATTTTGTCGCTTGGCTCACGCATAGCTTTGATCACCTTCCGAGCGACAGGAATAAAGCGCTGCCAATCAGGGCCGCTCACGGGTACGCTCGTTGCTGGTTTGATGTCAGCGAGATGGTAAGGCTTGAGCAAAGAGTTGTCCCAAAGGACCTTTGCTACGCGCTCAACTAGTGGATCGGTCATTCGCGAAGGCTACCAGACGCCGCTACTACTCCAAAATTAAAACCGCCCGCGATGTGCAGCCGCAAAACGGCAGTTCCCCGGGTTTGTCTTCGGGCGCCTTGCGGACCGTGCGCCCCTGATACTCGCGTCCGGTATCGCTTGGCTGATCCGAATAGAGATTGCCGTCGCGCGCTTCGTGGTCCGGCCGCGGGTTCCGCTTGTCGGAATGCACCCATTGCCACGCCATGATGCCCGCCTGCCTCCTGCGCTCCTCGTTCAAGGCCGACGTGATCTTGACGTTCTGATCACTCGCGATCCTGAGAGCCCGCCTCCGCTCGATCCTCACTGTCTCGCGTAGCTGGCGGGCAACATCACGCGACGGAGTGCGGTTCTGCAGCCCGCGAAACACAGCATCACCCACCCGGCGGCGCGTCTCATCAGAGACCGACTTGATCAGGCCGGTGTTGCGAGCGATTGCCGCCTCGAGCGTCATCCGCATGTCGCCCGCGCCGATCATGGTCGAGAGGTCCACGCTCGTCGCACTCAGCACGTTCGCCGCCCAGCGGCGTCGGTGCCAGCGCTCAACCGCAGCAGCCCACCGCTCCAACGCGATCGAGACGCGCAGCACGATCGACTGCGCCTCCGCTTCCGCCTGGCCAATCCGCGCCTCGACATCGGCCGGGCTGTCGGTCGTCATCTGGGCAAGGGTGCGCTCGTACTCGACAAGGATCGCGGGCAGGGCGGCTTCCCATGCCTGCACGACCGGGCGGAACGCGGACTGCCAGAGGTTCGTCGCCTGCGTGGCCTGCGCCTTAATCGGGCGGATGGGGATGATGGTGCGGCGCGGGTTCTTCGCGCGGCGGGTCATGGCGGCGAGGTCGAGATTGGCCACGTCAGGTCTCCTCGATCTAGCTCTTCCAATCCAAGTCTAGCGGCTCGAACATCTCAGGCCCGAACCGAAGCTCGCCAGAGTAGGGCACCAGCGTTTCGAGTTCGACGTCGCCCGCCTGATACGACAGCGTGACGTGCGGCAGGTATTCAGGCCAATCGTGCGAGCCGCCTGCTTCGACCATCTCGCGATGGCGGCTTTCCAGCGCCCAGCTGGCGAACTGCAATACAACTGCGCCTTCGTTGAAGCGCTCGAGGGCGCGGGGGCCGCCTGCCTTGATGGTCAACCCGCCGTTCTCTTCGCTCGTCCAGGTCTCGCCCATCTTCATCGGATCGACCGGCGAGCGGCTGTAGAGGATCGTGACGTGCATGTCCTCGGCCGCGAGGGTGGTTTCGAAGCCGTTCTTCTTCGCCCATGCTACCAAGTCTGCAGCGTTGAGCAGTTCGCGCTTCACGTAAAGCGGGCGCGGCGCAGCATCATTCGCAGCAACCCGGCGCGGCGGGTCCGCTTCCAGACCCGCCCCACCTTCGAGATCGAGATCACCTCCTTCGCCAGTGGGATCGTCGGGCAGGCCGATCCCGTACCGTTCCGTTTCATCCATCTTCGACAGCGCAAGCTCGAGTTCGGGCAGATAGCCTTCCTCGACCATGAGCGACTGCACGCCGCGGTTGAACGCTTCCTCGGGGATGGCCGCAGTTGCCTGCAGTTTGTCGACCGCTTCCATCTGCGTCTTGAAGCGCTCGGCGTTTTCCTTTTCGGAAGGCGTGTCGAGCGGATCCCACGAGGCGTTCGCCTTGTCGGCCGGTGCGCCGGCAGCAGCGAGCAGGTGTGGATCGAGCCGGTCGAGGCAGGGCGTCAGGTCGAGTTCCTGCATCGCGCGGACCTTCTTCTGCCAATCCTTTTGCTGGCTGTCCCCGCTCGCGTTCATACCTTCGGGCGCGCGGCCAAGGAGGCGCGTGGCCGGAATGTCGGAAATCGCCGCGACGAACTCGCCGTAGGCGTAGAGCATGTCCTTGGCCCCGGCGAAGTTGTATTCGGCGTCGGTAATCTGCTCGCCGCCCTTACCACTTTCCGGATCACCAGCGTCGAAGATCGTAGCGTTGTGGATGCTCTCGGCCGTCGCGAGCAAGGCGAGGCGCTTCATCACCTGTTCCTCGCCGTCGGAAGAGGCGGCAAGCTCGATCAGGTTCGGAATTCCGATGCGCAGGAGCTTCGCCTTGTGCAACAGCGAGGCAAACGCGGCCCGTGCCGTGTCGCTGTCCTTCACCGCATCGAGTACCTGCGCGACAACGCTCTCGCCCCAAAAGGCGTCGGCAGTGCTGATCGTCGGCATGGCGAGCGAGGCAGTGCGATCGGCGCGGAACGGGATGACGCGGCTCGGGTGAATTTGCTTCTGGCCCGCCGTGGTATTCATCGTCCACATCTCGGGCTCGCCAAAGCCCGGCTTGGTGGCGTCGTCCTGCAGGCTCTGGAACGTCAGGTGCCAGCGGCTAACGACGTGGACGAACGACAAGGGCGCGTTAGGCGAGGCGGGCTGCGTCGGATCACCGGGCAGGCCCATGATAAGCGCACCGCCGCCGAGAGCGCGCAGCACTTCCGCCTGGCGCGTATGGCCGACGAGGCCGAGCCGTTTCTCTTCGGCATAGACCCCCGCGACCTGATCGGCGTCGAGCCCGTTCCACGTCCGCCACTCGCGCACCATGTCGAGGGCGGGGATCTGGCAGATTTTGCGAAGCAGGCCCGAACCGGAATAGGCGGCGGCAATCTCTTGCTGCGACAGGGGTGCCAGACGGTAGGCGGAAGCTGAGCGCGCATCTCTACCGGTGCCTTGGCCGGTGAGCGCGTTGGTCAGTCGATCGACGAGGTTGAGAACTCGGCCCATGTGCGCGGGTGTGGCGCGCTTGGAGCTTTTCGATTACCTCCGCCGATGATCAGCTGGAGATGACCATGGTTTACTTTGCCTACGACTTGATACCCCACGATTGGGAATGGGAGTTTCAACCCACGGTCGCGGAGGTCGCAGCCAAATTCGCCGCTTCTGACGCAGAAAAGGCGGTTCACGAAGACCCATTTGATCCTCGCTATCTCGACGATTTCAACGCTAACTTCGCAAAAGCGAAGGAGGAGGCGAAGAACATTGGTTGGGAAGGCGACTACCAGACGGGACACGCTGATCCTCGCGTGTTCTTCATACCGAATGGCGAAGGTGGATTTTCCTACGGTTTCGCTTGGAAGCAGGTGAACAACGGCACGACTTTCGTGCTTTCACCGGTTCGCCTTCCCCATCTTGAAGATAGGTAGCTCGATATACCGGCGGTCGGCGAACCCCTCGCCGCATTCAAGCTGATTGGGCGGGGCCGAAGCCCCGCCCTGGGTATCTAACGGATTTGCGACGGGGGTTTCGGCAGAAGGTGCCCAATATGCGGCAGGGCTGCCGGGTCGCGACGATTGAAATAACGCTCGGCCTCGTTCGGTATCCAAACATCTTCCAGAAACTCAGCGAAAAGGCCGAGCATCGACCGCGGGTATTGTCTCGCCTCGACCTCTTTCGCTGGCGTCCAGTGCAAATAGGTCAGATAGCTGTCGGCGATCGTCGGGTGTCTCTCCCTTAGCCACTTCGAGAACCCCCGGCCTACACTCACATCGGGCCGTATTTCCTTACCGTCGGGCGCCGTGTCAGCGAGGATATGGCCTAAGTGCTCGAACCGACCCCACAACCGCACAGTGATTTCGTCGATGACGGAGAAATACCCTAACGTCAGGCGGTCACGATTTGCGTTTGCCCGACGGATGAAGGCAGGGGTCGAGCGGCCGTACCCACCGGTCTTTCGGATCGAAGGTAGCACCTCCCTCGTAACCCATTTCTTGAAGCGCTTCGCCTCTGGCTTGCGGCTTCGCAAGATCAAGGAATAAAGGCCAGATTCGCTGACAACCACCATCTTCTGCACGCCGCCAAGGGTATCACTATTGATGATACCCTTCTCATCGTCGTCGAGGTTCTTAGCTGCTTGAGACGGGTTCGACATATCGAGTTCCCGACACACATCGGACAAGACAAACCATGGTTCGCCGTTGATGTCGGTTATCCGGAATGGTCGGTCATTCTCGTACTCAAAGACCTTCAAGGCGTATTGAATTCCCATTGAACAGTTTCCTGTGTCTATGGGCGGCAGACCTTGACCGAATCCGCGAAATGAAACATGACGCAGTCGTCAAGACGGCGGGTCCACCACCCGTTATGAAACCCCGTTCGGTCCGCACGACCGGCGGGGTTTCTGCATATACAGAACGTGAGCTCTTCATCGAAGGCAAGCGGATTTGATTCGGTGGGGATAACTTGCGGCGGATATCTACAACTTCGACAGGTCGTAGGTCCGCTTTTTGCCGAGCATCAACTCGGTCAGCGCCCATACCAGCGCGTCGGCCCGGTCGGGGGAGCCTTCGCCGACGTAGCCAGATGCGGTGAAGTTGCACATCTGGTCCTCGAGATCGGGGAACACGCCTACGTGGCTGATTTTGCCCTGCTCGTAGAGCGCGCTGATTGGCTCGGCGCGCACCACTTTGCCGCGGGTGGCATTGACCGGCTTGTAAGGCACGCTCTTGTCGCTGGTCTGGACAGTCGAGCGCACCAGGTCCCCGCCGTAGTTGCTTTCGCCGACCACGCGATCGCCGCCCCATCGCCGGAAGCGTTCGACAGTTCGCCGCCCCCAGCCTTCGGGCGATAGGTTGACGCTGGCGTCCTCGAAGACATAGCCACGGCCGTCGGTTCCGAGCCCGGCGACCACGATGCCGATGTCATCTCCCCCGCCGTCGCCCTTGGTGCCCGACGGGTCGACCGCGACTACGATGCGCTGCATCGCGATGCGAGCGCCGTTGTAGACCGCGTAGGGCGTTTCGCCGACCCATTCGAGTGTTGCCCGGGTGCTGTCGATGCCAGTGATGTCGTAACCTGGCACTTCGGTCCCGTCGGCCTCGACCGTCGCTTCGACATGCCGATCCTCGAGCGACCACAGCGCACCATTGACCTCGCTTGCCCATTCACCCGCCTCGAAGCGCAGACGTTTGGCCGCGCTCATGTTGGCGAGGACTTCGAAATACTCGTCGGGCAGGTTCTCGGCGTTGTCGGCCGGGTTGACCTTCATCTCGGCGTAGTCGTCGGGGTTCGCGAGCGCTTCCTTGGTGCCCGGTTTCAGCTTGGCGCGGAATAGCTGGTAGGACCAGTGCAGCTTCGAAGGCGGGTTGCAGTCGAAGTATGCCTTGAGCGGCAGGTGAGTACGCCCGGTCTGCTTGGCGATGGCCGGATCGAGCGCGACCTTTTGTGCGAGGCGCGACATGGCCGTCTCGATCGAGCCCCACGGGATCTGCGAGCTCTCGTTGAAGTAGAGGGTGACGTACTCGGCGCCGAGTATCTTCTCGACCCTTTCCTTGTCGTCGAGACCGGCTATCCAGACCTGCGACCCGTTCGGCAGTTCGACGTAGAAGTCGGTCTTGTCGAACCGCACCCGCAGCGTCGGGAAGCACAGCTTGAGCACGGTCGGGATCGTGTCCGCCCAGATCGTCGTCTTGGCGTGGTTGAAGCGGAAGCGGAAGATTGCGTGCCGGCTGTTCGGCGCGTTGATGGCGCGCTGGATAATGGCGCGCACGAGCAGGAAGGTCTTGCCCGATCTTGAGCCGCCGCGGAGCATGATATTGCGGGCCGGGGATGCGAGGAGGCGGTTGGCTTCGCGTTGCTTCTTCGTGAGCAGCGATACTGGGGCGCTGTTCGGCTTGGTGGCGAAACCGGCGGTGGGGGTCATGATGCCCGACGGACTGCCGCGCGCCATGTGCGCAAATAGCGATGGCGCCAGCGCTTGCTATCCGCCCACCACCAATTCTCGCCCACGGTGTTTATCATCCGCCAGAGGCGGCGAAGGGTAGCGCGCTCAATTCTGGTCAGCCGCCCCCAATGGTCGCAGCAAAGCCAGTCCGCGCGCTTGGGTAGGCGCTGCGTCCAGCGGTGACAGTCCGCTACGGCGCACCGACATGCATCCTCGGGTGGCTTGCGCATGGTTAGAGTGCCGCATCCTCGGGCGCGATGGTGAGGGACATCGACCCGCTGTGCTCGACCTTGTCGGTGAACATGCCAAGGTGCCGCCCAAGGTTGGCTAGCGACGATGCCTTGTCCGCGAGCTTGAGCACGAAGTTACCCTGCCGGTCCCATGACCACCCGACGATCGCGCGGCGCACGTTCTCTGGGAGGTTGGCGATGTCTTCCGGCTTCGTCACAGGTTGCCGCACGAGGTCGGCGGGATCGTAGAAACCCATGCGGCAGAACTCTTCGACGATGCGCTCCTGCGTTACGCCCGCCTCTTCGGCAAGGCGCGCAAGGCCATCCTCGACCGCTTTCGCAATCTCAGGTTTCCTAAGGTTCTCGTCGCCTATCGAATGCGCAGTCCTGGCGCTGTAGCCAGCACGAATTGCCGCCTGCGTGGCGTTTTTGTCGATCAGGTATTCCTCGACGAACTGGCGCTGCTTCGGTGTCACGCCGCGGCCCTCCTGATCTGCCGGCGGGTCTGCGCGCCGGTAATGGTGATCCACTTGCGAATGAGGTCGGAGCGCGCGCCGTAGAGGTGCTCGGCGAGTTCCCAGCCTCCGCGCTCGAAGACTTCGCGAAACTCGGGCGGGGCGGGGGGGATGGTGCGGGTCATGGTCAAGCCTCGATCACACCAAGGGCGCTATCGCCCATCAACTCGGCGAACTCCTCCCGTACCGAAACAGGGGCCCGGTTCCATGCGCGGACCAAAGCCATGAGCGCATCGTCTTCGGCGTCTTCCTCGCGTGGGAGGATCTGCCCGGTCTCGACCTTGCGCAGCATCGCACGGATCCGAAGCTTCTTCGCCGGGAGCTTTTCGCGCTCAGCTTCGCGAAGCAGGGGCAGCGCTTCCTGCGTCGGAAGGTCGGCGACGTGGGCGTGATGCTCGAACGAAAGGGAAGCACACCGCTGCGAAGGCGGGAAGGCTCGGGCGGTTTTCTCGATGCGCTTGAGGTTGCGCGGATCGTCGGAGACATCGGCCAGCGCGAGATCGAGTTGCTCGGGGAAGTGCTCGCGGCCGAACAGGATCCAGTCACCGACGAGGAAGTCGAGGTGGCGCTTGGTCGAGGCGAGCGCACGGCCCTGGGCAAGCCAGTCTTCGAAAGCGAGATTGTCGGGCAG